TAGATCTCTTCATTATCAATGTAGATGTAAGTATCTTTAGTAATACTAGAAGCATCAGCAACAGTTATAATTGTTTCTGTAGCATCTACATCTTCTGCTAGTGTTGTAACAGGAGTATCATTATATGCTCTAGTTGCTCTTGGAACTACACTATAACTCATCTCTCTGGATGGTGCAGGAGTTCTACCACCAGCAACGTATCCAACAGTAACCTTCTTGATAATATCCTTAGCAGTATCTGTTTGGACAGGACCATAGAAGTATGTTTTAGCAGTGAATCTCAGTGTATAGATAAGTGCTCTCCTTGTAGAAAAGTCACCCTCATAATCATCACTGGTTGTAATTGAAGTAAGTACAATTGGAATATCTCTTTTCTCTCCAATAGTAGAAACTAAATCTACTGTCATCGTATATGCTGGTTGAAAATATGGAAGTATCTGCTCTACAACCTGAAGCATATCGTCATTCAACTTAGTAAAGATACTAAGTTCAAAATCCAAATTATAAGGAACTGGTAAATATGTCTTTGCTATCTTTTTCTTATCAGATTGAACTGCACTTAAGAATGTTTGAGTAGTAGTAGATTTTCTACTTGGATCATAACTCAAACCTGTCATCTCAAATGACATTCTTGGCAAACTAATTTGAACAGATTTACTCAAATCTGCTTGTTGCTCTAAGCGTGCTAAAAACTTCTGAGTAGGACCATAAGCAAGAGGAACCTTTAACGTGCTTATAGTTGTATCAGTTTCATTAGTATGCTCAATTTTAATATTATTAAATAACGAACCGAACCCAATGATGGTCCTCCGCATTATTTCGTGATAAAAATATTCAAACATTGAAAAAGCTCGGTATACTACCTGGTAAAATATTTAGGGCATTCCGAATGGGTTACTTTGAGAGAAGTCAATTATGGCATCTGCTGCACTTTCTATAGAAGTATTTTCTGCAAATCCATCCTTAGCAAACTCCACCACAACCTTTTTATATTGATGTGTTGCCCCCGATTCACTACCAGTGATTATCTCACCGTCAGTGAATGTTCCATTAGCAATAGAAACCTCTAATCGATTTGTGGTTGCATCCCACGATTTAACTCTAGCAGTTGTACTACTAGATGATCCTACTACTGTCTCATTGAATATATAGTCTCCCACATTACCCATGTTTGGAGAAGATATAGTAACAGTAGGTGCTACTGTGTATCCAACACCAGCATCTCTGATACCAATCTGAGTAACAATACCAACTGCATTTAAGTATGCAATTGCTACTGCAGTATTAATTCCTGTTGGGTTATTACCAATAGATATTGTAGGAACAGTAGCGTAACCCGAACCACCAGAAGTAATACTTACAATACCAATAACACCATCAGCAATACCTGCTGTAGCTGCTGCCCCTACTCCACCACCACCGTGGAAAGCAACAGAAGGTGCAACAGTATATCCAGAACCTGGATTTGCTAAATCTACATGTTGAACCTTAGATGTTTTCTCACCATTGCAACCAACAATATTTGAAATCATTGTACCAAATCCAATAGCAGTTACTCCACCAGAAGGTGCTGATGAAATAGCAACTCTTGGAACATTGGCATAATTATGTCCTCTATCAGAAATGTAAATTGATCTTACACCACCATCATGAACTCCAATAATACTTGCTGTAGCAGTAGATGCGGATCCAATAAGTTGTAAAGTCTCAATGTAACCATATTCCTGAACATTATCATCTACAGTATCAATTCCAGTATCAACAACTTCATCCTCGTAACGGAATAGTTCACATCTCAACTCATAAACATAATTCTTCTGTAGTTGATAGAACGGTTTCTCATGCTCAACAAACTTAATTTCAAATAACCTATCACCAAGAGGGAACCAAATTAGATCTCCTTCTTTAGGTCTAGTTGCTAATTTTATATTTGGTATGTTCTTTATCAGTGGAGTAATATAACTTTCAAACCTATCTTTAGATATTATCAATCCTAAGTCATGCAATCCCTGTACTCCAAACTTTGACATCAATACACCTTGACCCTCATAACCATCGTAGGAGTCCACGTATGCCTCTAGAGGGATCGCATTTTCAAACTTAGACTCAATAACCTCCTTTAGTACTGTTTTGCTTGTAACATAGGTTCTAGGGATATAATAAACCTCAACTCCATACATACGAAGTTGTTCGTTTACTAAATCCTGAACTAAATTCTGTTCAGTTGTAGCCCCTTGCTGAAAGTATGGATTAAGAACCATTATACTAACCTATCATGTCTAATGGAGGTAACTCATAAGTATTGGACATATTTTCTCTTATCTTTTCCAAATCTTTTTCAGCATCTTCATATATTTCACGACCATTTAATTCGACTCCACCAGGCAATTTAACACCTTGGAATTTGATAAGATTTTGACCCCATTGCTTTTTAAGTAAAGCAGTGGCATATGGTTTCAAGAATGAGTCATTCCATACTTTAGGATACTCTGAAGGATTCAATAATCTAAAACAATCAATAATAATATAATCACCAACACTCATACTTCCCCAATCAATATCCATATACAATCTATCTTGTCTCTTATTAAATCTTATTTGCTTTTGAGTTGTAAGTAAAAATTCAATATCCTGTAAATATGTCTTGACCATTGCATATGATAAAAGTTCAGTAGAACCCCAATAGTAAATATCATTCAAGAACATCTGATACTTAACACTAAACATATTATTAGTGATAGTATTAGTTCCATCAAAATGGAAAATTTTAGTTACACCAATTACTTCTGGAGGCATTGGTAAATAATTACTATTTTCCTCGAAATTAAATTGAGTTGTAAGACCTACTGTTGTATCAACTGTTGTTGTTACAATTCCAACTGTATTATCACCACCTCTTGCTTTTCCTCTGTCAATATCATCTTGAGTTACCTTATACTTCATATAAGTTTGATATACACCATCAAAATGCCTTTCTTGGAAGAACTGCACTGCATCATCTATAATATCTTCTACTTGCTCATCTGCAACATTTATTTCTAAAACAGGCGCCCCAAGTTTTCTCTTACAGTAATCAATTAACTCTCCTCGTGTCTTTGGTTGCGCCATTTATCTATGAGTAGTTCCTTCAATTGTATTTAGGGAGCTGATGATATACCTGGAATAACTAACACATTTCCTGATATAATATTATATGTTGTTGTACCAGAACTTACTAAAACATTATATACATATCTACCACCAGGAATTCCTGTAGTATCTGTAGCACCTAAAGATATATTAAATTCTCCTGCTGCTGCACTTGTAAAACCAACATTAAAGGTTTTTATAGCGTGCATTGAAGAACCAATAGCAACACTTTTAGCAAGTTGAGAAGATCCTGACCAACCAGTAAAATTAAAAGCAGTTCCAGAAGGATTAACAACTGAATAATCACTCTGGAATGTTGCTCCAGTATTGAGAGTTAAATTAACTCCATAAGCAACTCCAGAAGTAGTATCAAAGGTAATTGTATTTTTAGCCATTTGTTAGTGCTTTCAGTAGAAATTTGATTTCATTAATATCATCTTTTAAAGAAGCCAAATCACTCTCAACATCTTCAATTCTTTGTTGACTCTTTAGTCTTGCTTGACGTTGAGAAATGTACTTATTATACTCATTAGAGTCAACATTAAGGATAGCAGTACTATCCTTTTCACGTACTAAACCAGCATGACCCTTTACATTAATGTGTTTCATATTATGCTAATGATATAACCCTGAGATCTTTAACTCTAGGAGGTTGAGCAGCATTTGTAGATGTTCCTACAAGTTTGATACTAAAGTATTTAAAACTTGCAAGATTGTCAATAGTGAACTCATAATCTTTCCATACAACCTGATCTGAAGTATATGCTATAACATCAGTCTTAGGAAGTGCCTTATCTGGTAATCCATTATTCTTAGCAGGATCTATAATTTGACCTGAAGGTAATAAATTAGTGTAACCTGGGAAAGGATTATAAATTAATTCCTGTTCTGGATCATTAGAAATAGCATAGAATGCTCTAATGTCACTAGAAACATTTATATGTGCAGTCATATAAACTTTAATCGAAGTTGCTGGAGATTCTAGAGTAACTGGTTTAGATGCATAAACAAAAGAGTTAGGATCATCTATAACAGTGGATGTTCTAGGATCAGAAGCATAATCAAGGATAGGATTATCAACCCTATTTGATGTCAAAATAACACCTATTCTATCCAAATCAACTATTGGTGAAAGATTAGGATTATTGGTTGTTAGATTCAATGAAAGAGTAAATGACTTATTACCAGGAAGAGAAGATAATGATGCAGTCTCATTTACACGAGAAGCAATTATTCTAGGAGAATCCATAAAGTTGTCAGATTTCAAACTAATATCTTCAAACCCTTTATCTTGGAATGGAACTTCGGTTCCGTTTACACTATTACCAGTTACAGTTCTAATCTTAGCAGTTAAGTTAGTTCCAACAGGAGTAATATTCTCAACCATAGGAGTTACAATTTCAAATGGTATATTCTCTGTAGGAAGTATACCAGTACCACCAGTTGACTTTGTTTCATTGAAATGAAGTTTTGGAAGACTTTCACTTGTAGATCTATCTACACCATTTTTGCTAGTATCAATCTTAATTGTATAATAGTCAAGTCCAATAGGATTTGGAACAGTTGCATCAGAAAGATTATGGGTTGTATTAATCCTCAATAGAGATACACCATTCAATTCATATTTTTCAACAATATCATTAAGATAATGATTAACTACTTGTGTGCCATCTATTCCCCTACTACTAATTCCAGTAAGAGTATTAGAAGTTGTTCCAGAATAACTAAAGATTTCTCTACCAATTCTGACATATCCTAAAGTTGTTGCTCCAACTGCAACACCTTCAAATGTTCCAAAGTCAGAAGCATCATAAACATTAATAGTTCCAGTATCAGAATTACTATAATCAGCAGATAATTTGGTTGTTGGAACATCAGATTTAGCATCTTTAATTGTTACAATATTCTGTGTAGAATACATTCCATGATTATGCTGATTGACTTTAATATGAAGTCCATCAGTAACAACTGTAGGAGCAGAAGATAGTAAAACATTACCACCAATACCACTGTTAAGAGAACTTGTTACACCAGCACTATTAACAAATTGAATTGTCTTACCAACACCAGTAACAAAGGAACCCTGTACGTTATCAATAATTAACTCATTAACTCCACGAATGTCTCCAATAGACAATCTCATATTAGTTCCTAACTTATCATTACCAATTTGAGTAGGAGTAACAACGTCACCTATAGCATAACCAGTTCCACCAGCACCAATTGTTGCTGCTATTGCAACTCCATTTTGGATACTAATATTAGCAGTCGCATTTGAACCAGTTCCTGTTATGTTGGTTAAGCTAACACCATTATAAGTTTGGTTGCCTGTGTATCCAATACCAGAATTGGTAATGGTCATAACACCGAAAGCACTACCAGCAGATCCAACATAATTACCACTCGCATTACTTCCCAATTGCTTGATAGTATTACCAACAGTTAAATCAGATTGAACTACAGTTGTTCCTAAACCTACTCTAATTTTATTTGAATCAATTTCAAAAGCATCTTTAGTAAGTGCTGGAATCTGTTCTATTCCTACATTTAATGCTGGATTGGTAAAATTAGCACTTCCTGTAAATGGAGAGAATACTGCTTTATAAAGAGTAAATTTAAGATCCTCATATTGACTTGGATTCCAAGTTGCACCATTTTGAGACTTAAATAAAGATCCTAATAATGGTTGTTCTGAAATAATAATTTGATCAGATTCTGGTCTATTTGCAGAAGTAATATCTGTCTCACCCATTCTTGAAATCCATGCTGTATAGTTATTACTTGCAGATAATAGAACTACAGAATGATACTGACCACCAGCCAAATAAACAGGACCATCAAATGTTACTCGTGTAGCAACTGAAGCATCATCAGAAACATAAACATATTGTGGATCAATTACTACTTCTGAGAAAGGATAAATTTGCTGTGTAGGTAATCCAAGTTGCATAGGACGCAATTGAACTGTTACTGGTAAAGTTTCATCCTTACTTCCAAAGTAGATATCTATACTTGTAACAAAGATACCTTCTTCCTGAGTTACAAAGAATGATTGTGCAAGTGGGTCATCAGCACAAAGAGAAGCTTTAGCGGTTCCAACACCAGGCATTGCAGCAATTTCTAATAAATCTGCTACTGCTTCATCAATTGTTTGATTTCCTTGAGCAACTTGAGACCAAGCACCAGTTAAAGCATCACCCAAAACATCTGCAGCCTCTATTTCACCTGTTTCAGAATTGTAAGTTGCAGTTGCACCAATAACTTGAGTGGCAATTTGATGGTATGTTGCAGAATTTTGTATCTCCGCACTATCCCAATCATGTGTTCCTGTATACTCACCACCAATAGCTTCGTCAGTGTAATTAATACCAGCTGGTCCACCGTATTGTATTAATTCACCACCTTCAACAACAAGAGCTGATATTGTTGTTCCTGTAGGAAGACCTTTAGCTGCACTTGCAACAGTACCAGTTGCCACAACATCTGGATGACTTGCAAATGCATTTTCAGTTTGGGCAATTGCATCATCCAAACTCATACCATTATCAACAAGATTTGTAATATCATCTACCCAATATGCCTGACCCTGAGAATCAGCTCTTCTTCCTAAGTGCTCAACATATAATCCACCAACAATGTTTTCAATATGTTCTGCTTGACTTATTCCAGTACCAGTTGTACCTTGAGAAATACTGGTCTCCACCATTGATGCAACACCATCATTAACAGTTAATGTTGGATTATTTGGATTAGTTGCACCTGAGTAATCATAATGTCCCAATTCTTGTGGAGTTATAGGTGAGTAAACATTTACACCAGTATCAGCATCAGAATCCTGATCATAATATGTTCCTACTTGTTGTACAACAGATACATTATTAGATTGACCAGCTATATCAGCATCACTTGTATCAGCATATGATATTACAATCTGAGCACCACCACCATCAACTGTGGTTACTGTTCCAGTAGTGTCGTCATATATTGGATTGCCATTATTATCCGTTAAAACAACATCATCCCAATCTAAATTATTAACTCCTTTAACAATTACTTCACCAGGTTGATAAGTTCCACCAATATTAGTCGTTGATTGAGCACTGCTAGTTGTTGTAGTAGTTTCCCCTCTTATAGAATGACTTTCTACTTGAGTTTGTGTTTCAGTATGAATATTTCTAGTAGTAAGAATAGTTTCCTGTTCCTTACTTAAAGTACCAGAAGCTTCAAATTCTGTTGTAGCATCTGTTAAAACATTTCCTGGAACCTGACTATTATCTTTATGACTTGTAAGTCTAAAGACTTTCATTCCACATTCAAACTGAGGATTAGAATCTATATTAGGATTTGGAATGAAAACACATCCCATAACAGAACCAATACTATCACTAAAGAGTCTTACATCTGATACAGTTGCTTCAGCATTTGAAGTTTGACCTACTAATCTTAATCCAGATGTAACATAACCATGAAAATCACCAGTTGTCTTATCAGCAAGACTTAATGTATCAACATTCAAAATTGTTGAAGTTGATGAA